TGGCGCGATGAGCGGCCTGGCGAAGAGCGAGCGCCAGCAGGATCACCGTGACGCCTATCGAGATGCGAAAATTGCGATCGGGCGCCGGCCAGGGATCGTGGCCGACCAGGTCGCCTGCTTTGATCTCAGCTTACGCGATACCGGTTTCATCCTCGGCTACCGATCGCCCTGGCATGCCGCTGACGAGGCCAGGATCATCCTCGCTGAGGCCGGCTATCGGCTGTCACAATTCTGGCGCGACTGCGATCGGCGCTGAGGCGCGCGAGGCGAGCGCGACAGTGGGCGGAACCGGAAACGACGGACAGGTAGTGGGCAGGCGATCGCAAGCGCGACGCCGGATTGACAGCGGGGCGTTTTGGCATCACTTTTTGGTAGGTGTCTGATTTGCGTCAGACATGCAAAAGCCCCTGGTGTGATGCCCAAGGGCTTTTTGTTTTGGCGGCGGGGTTATGGCGCCCCCCTTACCCCGTCGTCAGCTCCAGGCGCTTCAGCAAACGCAGCACCGTCATCGACTGCCACTCGCCGCCGGTATGGGTTCGGATGCGGCGCAAGTTCAGTTCAGAGGCAACAGCGCGCGACGACGTCGCCCAAGGTTCTTTCAAGATGCTCTGGAGAACCTCGCGCAAGCCTTCCGCGAAATCATCCGCACGCTTGCGCAGCAAGGCCGGGCTGGTCGGCGAGCCAAGCTTGGTGCCGCGTTGCTTGGCAGCTGCCAGCGCCACCTTGGTGCGGTTCGAGATCATGCGACGCTCTTGTTCGGCGAGAGCTGCGTAGATGTGCAGCATGAACGGGTCAGCATTGGCGCCGATATCGCAAACGATGAACGGCACGCCATGCGACATCAGGCCTGAGATGAAGTGAACGTCGCGCGACAGACGATCGAGCTTGGCGACGATGACGGGTGCGTTGATCCGCTTGGCTTCCGCCAATGCGGTCTTGAGCTGTGGCCGGCGATTGAGTGCATCGGCGCCTTTGCCGGTTTCGACTTCGGTGTAGACCTGGACGACGTCGAAGCTCTCGGCGATGGCGAAGCGCGCGATGGCTTCCTGTTGCGCCTGCAGGCCAAGGCCTGATCGGCCCTGGCTGGCTTTGGAGACGCGGATGTAGGCGATGGCGTGTTTCATGGTGTGATGCCCTTTCTACGGCCTCAAGCCAGGTAGCCTTGCGGCGCCTGGCGTGAGAGCGATGTGGAGAGGATCAGGCTTTCCAGCCCAGGCCGGCTTGCATCTCCGTGGTGACCTTGGGCGCCTTGGTGACGATCTCGACCGGCACGATCTCGACGCGCTCGGCATTCCAGGTGTACTGGCGCTGGGTGGATGCTTTGCGAGCCAGGTCGAGACTGCCGCACCAGGTGGTGACGTATTGCTTGCCTTCCGGCATGCCGTTGCCAGTGCCAGTGCAAACGATGGCGTGGGTGTAAGTGCGATCGCTCTTGCGGGTGCCGACGATAGCGCCGTTGGCGGGCGAGCGGACCTGGTAGCTGATCTTGGGCATGTGATGCGTCTCCTGCGGCGTGATTGCCTGCAACAACCATACACCTTAGCCTGTGGCAGTCAACACCCTGGTCGAGATATCTGCGACCAGGTGCATGGTGCAGCGCACACGTCACCTGGTGAACAACATGAGCAAGCGCGCCTGGAAGAAAGTGGTCTTTTCCGCCGACTGCGACGAGGACGGCAACTGCCCGGTGTGCGGCATCGACTATGCCGATTGCGGCTGTCCTGGTCCGACGATGGACGGCTACGATTACAAGAGCGTCAACGGCGAACTCTACGCGAGGGCAAGCCATGAGCGACACGACACGCGATCGGCACGGCGCCAGGGCGCTGCGCCACAAGATGCTGGCCAAGGCCACACACCGCGCCGCCAGGGAACACCGATGGCGAGAGCGACAGCTGACGGAGAGGGCGATTGAAACAATCACACAAGGCGCAGGGCGAGCCGGTCGACGCGACCAGCTGCCCCAAATGTCACGCTGAGACGCTGCGCACCGCCTGGCCATATCTGCGTGGTGGAACCGGCGCCGATGGCGAGACGCTGACCTGGTGGCGTTGTTCCCATTGCAACGCGCTGTTCTCGGACCTAACACCTGTGGTGACCACGATCCTGTCCCTGGAGACGACCGATGCCTCATCTGTATGAAGGCAAGCCCGACGATCGCCACGCTGGCGACATCGCGGTGAGCCGGTTCCGGCTACGCTACCGCGCGCTCACCGACGAAGAGAAGGCGCTGCACGATGAGCTGAAGACCAAAGCTTCGGAACTTGAGCTGCTGTTCAACCAGGTCAAGCCGGGACGCTACAACGCGCTCGCGATGACGTCGCTGGAACAGGCAATCGTGTGGATCGTGAAGGAGCTGACATCGTGACCTCCGACAACGTCGAGAAGGCCCTGACCGCATTGGCTGAGATCTTTGACGAGGCAGGCGACGAGCTGGCCTTCACGGGAACCGACGTGGGCGATATCCTGCGCGCCATCCTTGCCAAGGGTCTCAGGCGCCCGCCCGCTGAGACGCCCGACGCCAGGAGGCACTGAGATGCCCTGTCCCGCCTGCGGCCTGGACCTCGGCGATGCCGTGGAGATCAGAGCAACCCTGGAGGATGTCCTGGTGACACTGGAGAGCATCGACCCATCGATGATCTCGCCCCATGCGCGGCGACGATACTGGAACACCCGCACAGCGGTGTCCAACGTGCTTGCCGACTGCGCTGATGCGCCCATCGAGAGGATCACCTGATATGGCCCCGTTCCAGCAGAAGCGCATGCTGGCGCACCTGGCGAAGCCTATGGGTAGGCCCAGCGAGTATGATCCTGCCTACTGCACACTGGTTATCGAGACGATGGCGAAGGGAGTTAGTCTAACGACGTTCGCGGGAGATATCGGGAAGAGTAGGGAGACGGTGTATGAATGGATGTCACGCCACCGCGACTTTGCTGACGCCGTTTCTCGGGGTCGCGCCGCGCGCACCGCTTTCCTTGAGCGCAAGCTGCTCTCGGCCAGGTACGGCGCCCAGGCGAGCGCAGCCATCTTCGCACTGAAGAACGCAGCGCCCGATGAGTGGCGCGACGTGAAGTACCAGGAGCATCAGCATCTGCACCAGATCAAGCAGCTGTCGGATGCGCAGCTCAACGCTATTGCTGCCGGCCAGGTCGGCGATATCACTGACGGCGCGATCGATGGTGAGTTCGAGCGCCTCGATCCGCAACAGGCAAACGAGCGTTAGCGTGTTGCACCCTTGATCTTGCTGGGCTTTCCCTGGGTGGGGGAGGGGTCCGATCGCGGGCCTGGAGGCGGGGGGAGGGGAAAATAAAAAAAGGAAAGCATGCTTATTCTGACATGACCCCCTGCAAATCTCCCGCCCTCTACAACTCGCCCGGTGTCGTTTTGGAGCCGGTCCCATGAAAAAGCAGTCGCGTTCTCAGATCGCCAGGAAGGGCTGGAAGACGCGCCGCATGCGTCAACGTATTCGCGGTGCCGCACGGATGCTGTTGCGCGAGTGGGCGAGGCGCGTGATCAGGCAGGACATCGATGACGCCAGCAAAGGTTATTTCGAGCGATGATGTGGATATCTTCTTTGCTCGGCCTCCCCCCTGCCCCCCATCACGCGATTTGTAACAATCGTGTCAAGCAGTGCGGCTGACGTTGTTTGGCGGAAGTGGCTGCGGCGCAGCTGAAATTAAATAGGTGGATAGCGTGCTAGAGATCCGACAGTTCGTCTTCCACTGATTTTTGCAGCAGGAATGTCAGCTCGATCATCGCCCAGCAGAAGGTCTTGACGTCGGCGATTTGCGTCTCGGCAGATAGGTTGTCGTTGCGCAAAACGGTCTCGATGCCGTCGACCACGACGCGCATTTTGCCGAGTAGTTCCTTTGATGGTCTCATTTTGCGCCCGGTCCCATAAAATCGTGGCATCGCCCGCAATAGCCGTTCTCGATATCTTTCGGGTGATAGCTGACGGCGCCGCAGCGCGGACAGGTGAACGACGGATGTTCGCGGCATCCATGTAGATAGCAGCGGATCGGCGTCGGGCAGCTGCCGTCATCCCAACACTTTGGTTTGGTCGTCATCGATCACGCTCGCCTTCCAGCCATATCGCTTGATGGTTTTCGCGGGCATAGTCATCGCTCTTTCCGACCAGTCGTTTCAGGATCGGCGCTGCGCGTCGCACGATGCCATCGCTTTCAAAGCCGGCGACGAAGTGGGGGGCGACGACGCGGATCAGTTTCACAGGAGGTTCCTATGCAGCAATTCATTCTCAACATCGACTTTGATCCGACAGCGCCGCGTCCAGGCGCCAGGATTGCCGAGATCCTCAGGCAGGCGGCGGCGGTGGTCGAGCGCCAGGTGCCGGTGGATTATCACAACATCTTCGACGTCTACGGCAACGAGATCTGCGACTGGGATGTGCCTGAGGAGCCTCCGGTACGTCAGGCTGCGCGCCGGTAGCCTATCGCAAAAATTCGGAGTTGTTAAGCCATGGTGCTGAAGGCTGAGACGCTTCCAAAAGCACAATCCAAGCGGGTCTGGATCACCGAGTTCACGGCGACGCGGGCCGAAGGCGCGGCCTCGTTTGCGCAACTGCCGGCGCTGAAGAAGCATCCGCCGCTCGATCTTGCGGATGGCTTGCCGAAGACAGCGACGCTGCAACCGGAGACGATCTACTTCCGCATTGTCAGCGAGACCCGCTGCGCGTTCTCGACCACGGGTGTGGCGACGGTGGACGATATTCTGCTGCCGCCGCTTCTGCCGGAATATTTCCGTATTCTGGAGGCGGCTGGTTCAAGAGAAATTTCGGTGATCCTGGCATGAGATTGGAGAAGTCATGGCATCGCGGGTGACGATTACTGAATTTGCAAGCCTCGGCCAGGCCGGCTCGGGCCAGCTCGCCCAGATTGCGGCATTGCCGGCACTCAGAGACCAGGCGGTGCTGGACGTCACGGGCGGCGTGCAGACCTCGGCAGCGTTTGGCACCGACACCAGGTTTATTCGCGTGGTGTGCGAGGTGCGAACCAGTGTGCGGGTCGGTGGTGCTGCCACGACAGCCAATCTGGTGATGGTCGCCAACGTGCCGGAATATTTTGGCGTGGTCGGCGGCCAAACGCTGTCCGCGATCGCGAACCCCTGAGATGACTGTCGGTGGCTTCTTCAACTTCGGTTTCCTGGGAGCGGAGGCCAGCGGAGGGGGAGGGGGCGGGGGCGGCGGTGGAGCATTCACGCCAGCAAGCCTGACCGGGCTGATCGGCTGGTGGGACGCCAAGAATTTTGCAAGCCTCAGTCTGACCGGCTCATCCGTCAACAGTGTCAATGATCTCAGCGGCAACAACAACACCCTGGTGCAGGGCCGCTGGGCCAAGCCGGTCTACAATGCCACCGGGTTAAACCTTCGGCCCGCGTTTGTGTTCGACAGTACGATCTCGCCATCATTCGAGACCGGACCTTTTGCGATGGGGACCGGCAACACGCTGACCGCTTTCATCGTCTGTGCGGCGGGGGCCAGTCCAAGCTTTTCCGACCCGCGCGTGCTGTCCTATCTCGGCTTTGGCACCCACGACTACAACAACGCCGGATCGTGGGAACTGCAACGCAATGCCACCTCCAACGCGCCGGTCCAGATGAAGATCGTGCGCAACAGCATCAATGGCACGCTGGTCAACCAGGATAATCTGCGACACCGGATCATCATCACGATCGACGCTTCAGGCGTGATGACCCACTACCTCGATGGCGTCGCGACCTCGGTAGGCACCTCGGCGGGCAATTGGATCTCGGCAGGCCGGCTCTGCATCGGTGGCACCGTCAACGGCAACGACAATGGCTGGTGGATGGGGCAGATCACCGAGTTCGGGGTTGCCAGCGGCTTCTCCAGTGCAGGCGTGGTGGCGCAGCTCGATGGTTTCCTCGCCACCGCCAATGCCTCGAACTCGGTGACGTGGGATGCCGCCACCATCAGCCTGGTCACGCTGTCGAACGGCAATCTGACCATCACCAACAACGATCCGTCCAGCGCTAATCAGGGCGCCCACGTCATCACGACGTCGGGCAAGACTGCCGGCAAGTACTATTTTGAAAATCAGATGGCCGTGAACAACGGCAGCACCAACATGGGGATCGGTGTTGCCACCACGGCCTCGACCTACACCGGCATGGGAAATAACGCGAGCATCGGTGTCGAGACCTTTGTTTCGGGCAGCATCTGGGCCAATGGAAGCAATACCGGGATCAACATCGGTGCTTGGTCCACCAATGGAACCTATGTCGGTGTTGCGGTGGATCTGGACAACCGTCAGATCTGGTTTCGGGTGGGTGCAGCTGGCAACTGGAATAATTCCGGCACCGCCAATCCGGCGACCAATGTCGGCGGCGTTGCCATTCCAGCTGGGACCATGATGCCGATCGCGACCTTCGGCGGCGGCGGCGGGGTTGGCTCGATCTTCAACACCAATTTTGGCGGCGCTGCTTTCGTCGGTGTGGTGCCGACCGGCTTCATTCCAGGCTGGAGCGTGTGATGCAGCTGCCGTTCTGCAAGATCTGCGGCGAGTGTCACGGTCTCGGCCATTGTCCCTTGTGGGATGAACCACCGGAGAAACCCCATGCAAAGCAAACACCGGCAGCTGATCGCAAAATTGAAGAAGAAAGCGCCGCTGCTGTTGCGCAAGACCAAGGGGGTGAGGTTTGCGACAGCCCCGCGCGCCCGTTTACCCCGGAAGACATGAAGCAGGAAGAGATGCCGGATCTTAAAACCAGGTTTGATCGCAACGCCTATCAGCGCGAGCTGATGCGTCAACGCAGGAGCGCACGATGAGCGTTGTCTATAATGCGACCTTGAAAACCAACCGCATGCAATTGGTCTCCGACCTCGTTGCAGGCAAGACCGCTGCGGCCTCGACCGGATCTGCGACGGCAGGACAGCTCGTCATCGGCACGAACCTGTTGAGTGGCGCCACCGGAGTTTTGGCGACGCTGGCACTGCCGACCAACCCGCTTGTCGTCTCTGGCGCGGTTGCCACCTTGCAAGGCGTGCCGCTGTCGGTGACCGCAAGCGCCACCGGCACCGCAGCACTGGCTGAATTTAGAAACAACGGGGGCACCACGGTGGTCTCGGGTCTCACCGTCGGCACCTCCGGTACCGACATCATTCTCGGCACCACCTCGATCACCTCGGGCGGCACTGT